GAGGCTTGTATATTTTCACTTGGCACTCTCCCAGCTACGTTCGGAACAGCCGATCAAGCAATCCGATAAGGGCTATAGTGTGGAGCAGGTGACCATCGTGAACGGCAACGATACTGAGCCGGGATACAAGATCACCGATAACAGTGACAATGACAAGTCAATTCTTCTCACCCGCAGGCTTGCTGCGGAACTCTACGAAGTAATCCACTATTTTGTGGACATTCCCACAATAGACAAAACAGAAAACAATGAGGTAGACTGACGATCATGACGTACAAAGTATTGAAAACCATTGAGGATAAGACGAGCGACGATGAGCGTTCTGTTATCCAAATCGTTGAGGTCAGTTCCCCACATGTGGCGGCTGATTTCGAGGATGACCGTTTCGTTGAGGTTATCCTATTCCGATTCGAAACCGGCTGGTTGCGACTCGATGAGCACACAAAGTACGAGGTCACCCGACTGCTGTGCTCCTGTGAGAGTGACCACAATCACGGTGTCTACTATCAGGCACCCCGACAGATGGAGTTGTGGGAGGCCATGTTTGCTATTGGAGAAACAGATGGTCTACCTGTGACAGAGAATGGAGATTTGTAATGGGATTCATGCCCAATTTTTCTAACGTCGGCGGTTTCAAGCCTTCGCCGGAAGATTTAGCTATGGCTGAGGAAGCCGGAGTGTTCAGCAAGAAACTGCTGAATATTGTGGATGACATTATGGATGCCATCAACAACAAAGATAAGGAAGCTTTGAGGTCGGCAATGAGCGAACTTAAGAGAGAGCTTGAGGATGCGGGTGTTACAGAGCAATACAAGCTGGTAGCCCTGAGTTCTATGGTCATGGCTTTGGGTATCAACGCTCGTGGAGGGCTGTAATGCGGACGACAACACATCTTATCGACTTTTTTGAACTCTACGTGGAGGTTCATCACAAGAGAGGAGATTTCAATCTTTTCGAGGTACTGAATCCCGATACGAATAAATGGCAGGAAGGTCCTACCGTGTGGGACCTGAGAAATGCTGATGATGCTTACTGGGCTGTGGGTTTTGAATTGTACAAGGCTTTGGACGGCCATCAGATGCTCAGGGTAACTCGTTACCCGGACTTGGAAGCAACGATTGATGATGTAACATATCATCCATCTGTACCGGCGTGGAAAATTAACATTGACAAGGTGAAGGAACATTTTAATGGCTGATGCAAGAAATATTGATATCGCACAGATGCGGGCCATTCTCGGGCAGAATGCCGAGGCTACGCCCAAAAAGCCCATTGCCACGATGACAAAGGGTAAGGATGGGACTATTGATGTGACCGAAGAGGTTCTGGATGCCCTGTTCCAGCCCATCTTTGACAGATCAGTGTCAGAACTCAAGCCCGTGCTGTCAAAGACTATTGCGGACAGCATTACTGAGGAATCTAAGGTTCTGGAAAACGGTCTGGAAAAGCAGTTCAAGTCTTTGAAAACCAATTTGGGTAAACAGGCTGCGGAGCTTGAGAAGGCCTACAATCAGAGCATTGAGGACCTTTCTCGGCTTGCCAAGCAAGTTCGTCCCATTGAGGTTGTCACATCCAAGAGTAAAAAGGGTGTGAAGCTGGACGGTGTGCAGCATCACAAATTTGAGCTTCTGCTTCATGTTGTGGGGGCCAACCTGCCGGTATTCATGGTGGGGCCAGCCGGTACGGGTAAGACGGCTGCGGCGGAAACTGTGGCACGCTCGCTGGGATTGAAGTTCTACGCTATCTCGGTAGGGTCGCAGACAAGCAAATCGGACATTTTCGGGTACAAGGATGCCAATGGTGCCTATCACCCGACAGCATTCCGCATTGCCTATGAGAATGGTGGTGTGTTTCTGCTGGACGAGGCCGATGCAGGAAATGCTAACGTTCTGGTTGGTCTGAATGCTGCCCTAAGTAACGGGTATGTGTTCTTCCCTGATGCTAAGCAGGTGAAGATGCACGACGATTTCCGAATGATTGCCACGGCAAACACGTTTGGTAATGGTGCTAGCCGACAGTATGTGGGGCGCAACCAACTCGATGCGGCAACGATGGACCGCTTCACGGTGATGACGTGGGACATTGATGACCGGATTGAGGAGTCATTGGCGGCACTTTCGCCTACCTTTGGCACCCGTTGGCTGCGTGTTGTGCGTGAAGTTCGTGATGAGGCTATCAACAAGCTGGAACTGCGTGCTGTTGTGAGCCCTCGTGCTACTATGCGTGGTGCCCTGCTGTTGGAATCGGGTGTGACCTATGAGGACGCCGTACAGGTTGCCCTGATTGCCAATATGCCGGAGGTTGAGCGGCCTGTTCTGCTCAATATCGCTAACGCGGCATGGGCTAAGGGTGAGCCTAAGAAAAAGGGTCGTCCGGCTGGTAGTGTGAATAAGCCAAAGGTCGATCTTGACAATTTGGTGTCAGTGTTTGACGGAGCAGAAGGCGTGGACGACGATGAGTAGAAACGTGAGCAAGGTTGAGGTTATCGAGGATCACACTCAGACCTTGGATACTGAGGATGAATATATCATTATCACCTACAAGGGTGAGGCTGATGATGGCAGTTTCGACTTGAGCCTTGAAATCAAGGGCTTTGGTGATCCGGCAGGCTACGACCGCATGAAAGAAATTTTCGGCGCTATCTATAGGAGTTTGTGATGACCGATTCCACATTGGAAACGTTGCGGGAATTGCGTAGAGTTATTCCTAAAGAGCAACAGGAAGAATTTCTTAAGAACCTTCCCACCGAGCCAGCTTCGTATAGAATGCTGGGCAATGTCTGGATTCTGGGCGCTGATGGTCGCTGGACAGATTCTACCGGCGTCAGCTATGACCCTAAGTACAACTTTGTGCTAGGGTGGAACATTCGTCGTTCCGACTTCGTGAAATTGGATATGTAAATGAATCTACTTGAGGCTCTACGTGAGGTTGTTACCGAGCGCGGTGAGGACTATGTGTACCCACGCGAGGAAGAGGGCTGGACTACCAATATTGGTAGTTGCCGATATTTTCTCGATGATGGTACACCGGCTTGTATTTTCGGCGCTGCTTTGACCAAGATGGGTTATGGTAAAGCCCGAATAAAGGAGGAGGTCGTTATCGGCACCCTTCTACACGAATTGGGTGATTTTACTGAGGCTGAGGAACTTGCGGCGTCCGAGGCTCAGGCTCGTCAGGATGAGGGAGAGCCCTACGGATTTGTTCTTAGAATGTACGAGGAAGAGTTAACAGAGTAATGGCAAAGATTCGCGGCACCCTGATTGATGAATGGGATGACGGCACACTGATCGCACGTTTTGCGAGCGTTCCAGACCTTTTCCGCACCATTAGGGAACGGCAGTGGGAACCTCAGCACGCTATGGCGTCTGACATTCCGGGTGATGGTGAATTTCTGATTTTTCAGGATTTGGCTGATGCTCACCATGTGTTCCAGAATGAGCCGTGGAGGATCAGAGAGTTCTCGCAGAAGGATGACAGCCTGCGCAACGAGGATAATCCCGGTAACGACGTGTTCTACGACGTGACCGGAGATTATCTTGACATTGGTAGGTTCATGGCGGGGGAGCCAGAAGATTTCGGTAACTCCGTTATGGGTAATCCGTCCAGAATCTTCTGTACCATTAAAGTTGGTCTGGCTGCTGCTAAATGGACTACCGCTGAGTATCTTGTTCACAAGCAGAAACGGATCATGCGTCTTGTGGACTGGTTGGAACAGTTTGGTATCCGTACCCGCGTGCAGGCTCTACTGTATAACGACATTGCAGCAATCACTGTCATTGTGAAGGATCATCAAGACCCGTTCGACCTAAATCATCTAGCGGTTGTGATGCACCCGGACTTTTTGCGGCGCACAGGGTTGCTGATCATGGAGCAGAGTAAGCGGTGGGAGTGGGGATATGGGGATGCTGTTGATCGTGATGACCGCGCCCTTGTAAGTACCTATGCTGAGCCGGAGGACGGCATCAGTATTTATGTGGGTGGTTACATGCCATACGCTCCAAAGGATAACGAGCAGGGCTACACGTATGACAATGATCTGTCAAAGTTGGATCGAGATTTTGATAATATCGAAAAAACTATTGCGCAGATGATTGCTGATGATGTAAGATTCACGGAGGAGCCTCTTAAGGTGGGGCGTCCATTTATGCGTATCAAGCGCAAGGTTAAAGGTAACAACTACTAGAAGCCTCGCGCGCGGAAAATTAACCCCGAAAAATTTTTTAGATAGGAAAACTTTTATGAGGAAAATTCTGGCAATTGTGATCGGTGCAGTCATGCTGTCGCTGATCCCTGCTGCGACTGCGCACGCCGATAATCCCGACCATAAGGTTCTGATCTGTCATGCCAATGAGGGTGTCAAGGGATGGTCCCCGAACGGTAACAATGTGGACAAGGATTCGATTATGAATCCTCTAGGCGCGGGGCATGACAGTCACGCTGATGATATCATTCCGGCATTCCCTGCTGGTACTCATGCTAACAAGTCATGGGATGCCTACCCCGGAAAGAATCTGACAACTCTGTTCGACGGTGTTTTGGGTAGTGTTATTCTTGCTAACGGATGCACTCCGCCTGTAGTTGTTGATCCTACTCCGCCAGCCGTGGTGGGTATTCCAGCAAGCATTGATCACAATGATCCTTGTGGGCCGAACAACCTTGTGGTGAACGTTCCTGATTCAACCGAGCAGGTATCGTGGTCTTATGTTGACGGCGTGGTGACCGCTACGGCAAATGATGGATTTATTTTGACCATCAATGGTGAGACTAAAGCGAAATCGTTTACGTGGGAATTCGCTGACTCTAATGAGCCGTGCCCCGTCGTTACGGAAACTCCTATCCCTACGCCGCCTGTAAAGGGTGTAGTTCCGCCGACTGAGGAACTTGCACACACCGGGCTGAGTCCTATCGGTGGCTGGCTTGCTGTGGCTGCTGCGGGTATGATGCTGCTGGGCGGCGCTATCAGATTTGTGAGGGTGTAATTATGTTAGTTGTGTTCCTGTGGATTTATGTTGGTATCGCCGTTCTGGGAATCGTGGCTAACATTGCGTTGATTGGGCAGCCACGGAAGCCTATGACTTCGGGGGTAGCTGCAATTAACACTCTGATATCCAGTGTGTTCGTTGTGGTGTTGGTACTTGCTGCATTGGCGCTCTCTTAATTAAGGAAAACGTGGAACCGAGACTCACGCTCAGGCCTGTTCAGGAAATTAACTGCCAACAGATCATGCGAGAACCGGCAACACTCCTTGCTGGTAGGCTGGGTTCGGGAAAGACAACAGTAGCTGTAGAGGCTGTTTTCCGCACCCAGTCTATCAACAAGTCTGTGTTTGTTGTTGCGCCGCGCAATACCGAGCAGGGCTGGCGCAAAAGTGTTCGCAGGCAGTATCAACAGGATGATTTTTTCAACCGCATTGACAGTACAAAGTCAGGCAAGCAGGCGATGGCTGATCTGTGGTCGGGTGTCGATGGCTGGTATTTTATAACGTGGGAGTATTTCAGGGCTCGCCCAGTGCACTTTTGGGCTAAGTTGAATGTGGATGTGGTCATTGCTGATGAAGTTCATCGTATGCAGAATCGAAACAGCAAGACATGGACACACATGCGAGGTTTGGGTAAGAAATCCAAACGTATAGCAATGTCGGGCACCCCACAAGGTAACAATATGCAGGGTTTATGGACAACTTTGCGGTGGCTGTTTCCTGAGAACGAGAACGATGGCTTGTACACTACTCCACTATCGTTCTGGCGCTGGGTGGCAGACTGGCTACTCGTAGAGGAAGATGAGTGGCTTGGCTTTGTTTCTGTGCTGGGCGAAAAGTACGAGCCGGGCACCATGCTGAGTTATTATAGATCATACATTCGTGAAACAGACCACAATGAAGTTCCGCCCGTTAACGACATTGAAATTTTTGTGTCAATGAATGCTGAACAGAAGCGACTATACAAGCAGGTTCAGGAGGAATCTATTGCGTGGCTGAACACTCCCGACCCGATGACGGGTAAGAAACCGATGGTTTCTGAGTTGCCGATGACGACACGTATTAGGTTGCGGCAGATCACGTTGGGTGTTCCCATTATTAACGACAACAATAAGGTGAGTTATGCGGTTGACACGATTTCGTCAAAGATTGATGCGGCGTTGGAGGAGCTTGCCGATCTTCCTGAAGGTGAACCTGTATTGGTATTTACGCATAGTCGTGAGTTCGCTCTTGTGGCGGCGAAAAGATTTTGTAACGCTGGATACCCGGCTTTCGCGTGGGTTGGAGGAACTTCAGACAAGGTTAGGCAGAGCGTATTGGCGGGCTGGGGGACTCAAGGCGGGAATCAGGTCGTGGTCGCGGTTATCTCGGCCATAGCTGAAGGCACGGATGGTCTGCAATACAAGTGTGCCGAGGAAATCTGGCTCTCCGAGGACGAGAGCAGAATCATCAATGAGCAGGCGCGTGGTAGACTACCGCGTGACGGGCAGAAGCGTGTAGTGAACCGGCGCATGATCATCGTGCCGGGAACATATGATCAGAAGATCATTGACAAACATCTAGCAGCAATGCTAGAATCAAACAAAAGCTTGAGAGGTAAGTAATGTCAAATCCTAATTTTACCGCGCTGCTGCTGGTGCTTGATGTAAGCGGCTCTATGGGAGAGTGTATACGTGATGTTAATGATAATCACGTTTTGGATGACAAAGGTTCTCCCATACAAGTACTCACAGTAATGCAACGCGCACTTCATGAAATGTTGGAGAAGCAAGCTCGTAAGCTGGCAGGATATCTGACAGTAGATGTAGCATATTTTGATGACTACTATAGGGCTGGGGTGGAGGATAAGGACCCTCTGCTTTTGGACCTGAATCTCTACGCGGGAGGCGGCACACAGATTTATGACTCCACAGCAGCCGCTGTGGAACATTTTAGAAACAGGCTTTCTCTTCTGCCCGAAAATGAGAAGCCGGGACATGTCGTGGTAATGGTTATGACAGATGGTGCTAGCTCGGCACCGGATACCAAGAAGGGCGAGAATCTCTCTCAGACTGTGGAACAACTCATGGATAAAGAGAACTGGGATTTTGCTTTGATATCTGCTACAGGCCGTAGGAATATGGATAAGGTTATTGAGTTACTAGGTATTCCGAAAGAAAATGTAGTTACTAATGAGACTAGCGAGGAAGGTATTTCGTGGATGGCAGATCAGGCCGGTAGTTTCATTTCTATGTCACGCAGTGGAGAGAGAGCACACTTTGTTTAAGTTCACTAATAATATCTTCTGGGCAGGATTTTCTCTGTTCTGGTCTGTTTTTTGTCTGTTCTTTGCAATCATTTACTTTGATAGCGGTTGGTTTTGGTTTTATGTGGTACTAGGCATGATCCATGCTTATATTACGTGGCTAAGGATGAAGATGTACTATGACAGTAAATGATGACGTGTCGTTATTACAGGAGTATACGCAGTGGGTTGCTACCAAATCCGTGAGCACTCCTGATACTAGCCCGGAAGAATTCATGCGGGATAGAATCAAAGAGGTAGCTATGGATCGTATCAACAACGCATTAGAATTCTTGCAGGCTCAGGAAGACCCCCTAACAGTCGAAGGGGCAATGCTGCGAGAGATTTTAGAGGGGGCGTATGAGTATAACCCAGAAGAGGGTGTTGCAACTCCTAGACAAGAACTTAAATAGTAGTCGTAGTCCTAGTACCACTCAAGTAAGGAATGGATATATGATTACGACTATCTATGACCCCGCTCGCATAGTATTTGGTGATTTGATTGAGGGTCTAGAAGCTTTGAATAAAGCAGGAGAAACTTTAAATAAAAGCATCGGAGGAGTGATAACATCAGGAAAGACAAGCACAAGGCTTTCATAGAGCTACTGTGGGTTATTGATGGCTCAGAGCCATGCCTGCAAGAGTTTGACAAGGATGGTAAACCCAACGATCCTAACAAGTGGACAGGTAACTGGGTAAATTCTACCACCCCCGAGGTTGCGGAAGAACTCTGTGCCGGTTGTCACATTCTTGAGGAATGCGGAACCTACGCCCTCATTGCAAAAGAAAAAGATTTCATCTATGGTGGCATGACGCCAGATGAACGGAAAGAGATATTGAATGGCACTAGACGACGCCGGACTCAAACGATTAGTAACGGACTTGCTGACGACCAAATCAGAACGGACGAAGCAACGTAAAATCGGCGCTAGTAGCATTGGTAATCCGTGTCCATATTGTCTCGCTCATGCTCTTATAGGCACAGAGCAGAGGCAGGGCAAGTATTGGTTGGGTGCCAAGATCGGTGATGCTATTCATAAGCTGTTGGAGACGGAGGCCAGCAAGCATGTTGACAAGCCGGAGAATTATCGATTCAACGCTCTCAAGAATGCCCGCCTTGAGGAAAAAGTTTTCATTGGAAACATCCCCGGATATGGTGACGTGTTCTCTACTCCTGACTTATATTTGTCAACAGAGAATCATCTAGTAGATTACAAGACCTCCAAGCGTATCAAGGTAGAGCAGTACAGGCTGTCTGGTAAGTTGCCCATCAAGTATTTGTATCAGGTTCAACTATATGCGAGAGCTTTAATTCGGGCTGGTTATCCTGTGGACAAGATCAGTTTTGTATTCATCAACAGAGATGGTACAGGAGAACGTGATGTTGTAGTGTTCTCTGTAGATTATGATGAAAAGCTTGCGGATAAGGCATGGGATCGTGTAGTATCGGCATGGAAATGGTTGGAAGCTGGCGGCGATCCTGAAATATTGCCGTCTGATCCCGACTGCTACGTGTGCGATCAAGTCCTTCATAGAATGGGGCCGTAATGTCTAGTGATGTTGCTAGAAATCTAAATGATCTTCTGCCTTTTGAGATGTATCCGTACGCAAGTTACTTGCAGGGTAGAACGAATGGTGGAACAAATTATGAGGGTTCTGCGGATTTTAAAAGGCACAAGACTTTAGGACATGCTAAATCTGCTACAGGTGCTGTGAGTAGACGAGCGGGTTATCCGGGTTCAAAGATTTACACATGGATAGGTGTCTATGGTGATGATGGTCACTGGGAAGAACTCACAACACCGTAGCTTGAAAATCCGATGAGAAGGTGATAGAATGAAGACTGATAAGCAGATACTAGATGAGGTTGAGAAGATACTCAATCAGTTGATGGATCAAATGTATAATAGCATGACCGAAGTGTCTTCTAGCTATGCGCTAGGAGCGATCTTCGGAACTATTATACAGAGAGGTAGGGATTGATGGACGAGACAAAGCTGCATGATATCGTAGCGAAAAAGCTGCAAATCAAACAACTCGAAGAGGAAGTCTCAGAACTCATTGATGAGCTAGGACTGCGACAAGCAGACCACGGCACAATCATCGAGGGTAGATTCATCATTGAGGTCAGCCCTAACGTTCGGTTCGATCCTGCCAAGGCCACAGAGTTGTTCCCGCTGGGTGAAAACGGTGAGAATATGGAACTCTATAGTGCTAAGGTAGACTCTACACTAGCCAAAAAGTTCATGAGTGAAGAACAATACAAGACGTGCCAAAAAGTATTTGCAAATAACAAGGTAGAGGTAAAACTGGTATGACATTAAGTTTTGAAGATGGTATTGAGGACGTGGAAACGTTGGATACATTCGATTCAGCGCTGATCTATGGACCCGCTGGTGGGGGTAAAACAATTCTGGGAGCTTCCGCCATTGCGGCAGGATTTGACAGAGTTCTCATCGTTGACATTGAAGGGTCAGCAAAGGGTGTTGGTCGTTTGTACCCCGGAGTGAAGCGCATCAAGACTCCGACATTCGAGCATCTTGAGATTGTCAAGGAAGAGTTGCTGAACAATCCCGGCGATGTTGACCTTGTAATGTTCGATACTCTTAACGCGGGCAGTAAAATGGCGGTTAACCATTTCAAGCAGTTGCCTCAAAACCGCGCCAATAAGTATGGTGCGTGGGATGATTTGCAGATGTGGATCAACGACTGGATGCGTAGCTTCCATGCCAGCCCTATTCCTACAATCTTTACAGCGCACGCTATGAGCGACAAGAATGAGCAGACCGGAGCCATTACCTTGATGCCTAAGCAGCAGGGTAGTGCCAAGGAAGACGTGCCCACAATTCCCGATATTGTGGGGTATTTGGATTTCGAGAACAATGATGGTAAGTTTCAGCGTGTGCTTTATGTGGGAGAGGCGCAGGGTCTTGTAACTAAGAACCGTTTTGGTCTTCCCAATAAGATTTATGAACCATCAATAGCCAAGATCAACGAATTGATCGAGGAAGCCAAGAATACAGGAGAGCAGTAATATGGGTAGAGTAATTAATGTAGGATCAGAGTCATTCAAGGGTGGGGAAATCAAGCCCATCCCTCAAGGTACAAAGGTGCAGGCCACCGTCTATGCCATCGAGGAAGTTGCAGTCAAGACTGGTGATAATGCCGGGAAACCGCAGCTTGACGTGACATTCAAGGTGCAGGAGCCGGGGCAGCCGTACAACGGTCGGGAAATTCGTTTCCAGAAGATTCCGCTGTATGATAACAATGCCGCGTGGAAGCTTGTCACGTTCGCTGAGGCGGTCGGTTGGAAGGCCGAGGATGGCAAGGGTGTTAGCATTCCCGATAACATTCAGGAAGTGCTGGGTACCCAGTTGACAATTAAGGTCAACGAGAAGACACCGGATGCTCAAGGACGTGTCTTTAATGAGGTTGGTGGCTACGCTAAGGCAGATACCACTGGTGGCTCGGTAGTGGCTTCTAACGCCACTCCCTCATGGGGTGCGCTTAACGGCTAGCTAGTACAGCACAGCGCATTATAAAATCGTGAGCAGGGGCCATAGGAAACTATCGCCCCTGCTTGCGTCTAGCGTGCTTAGGCCAATAGGTAGAGTCAACGGTTTCAAAAACCGTCCAGTCTGGGTTCGAGTCCCAGAGCACGTACTAGCCCAGCCTGTTATCACGTACCCATGTGGGTGTTTAATCGACAATAGGCTAACAGAGACTGGGCTTTCACTTAAGTAGAGGAATGGTATGAATGAATCAGCGTAGTTTCTTCCAAACGGTACTGGGGGCCGGAGAAGGTTACGCTGTCCTGACCAACGACCTCACAAAAGTAGGCGAATTCTTTGAGTACCCTCAAGAGCTTGACAAGATGGTCAAGTATGCCGAGGATCACGCATTAGAGCAAGTCTATTATTCTCCCAATCTCTTCACGGATAAAAAGCGCGACAAGGTCAGCGCCAAAACCGTCACTGTAGCGTGCGCCGATAGCGACCTGATGGACCCCAAAGGCTATCGCATAGCTCCCAGCCTCACAGTAGAGACAGCAGCAGGACGCACACACAACTATTGGTTGCTCGACGGTGACTATGACCCGCACAGGGTGGCCCTGCTCAACCGTAGAATGCACCATGCCCATCAAGGGGAGGGTCTGGACAGTAGCTTTGCGCACGCCGCTAAGATGCTCCGTGTGCCCGGTTCTATCAATACCAAACGAGGTAACGCTCCCGTCTCTGTGCGTGACTACAGCGGAACAATCTATACTCTGGAAGAGCTAGAGAACGCATACCCAGATGATGGCACGCCTGATAAGGTATACGGAACATCTCAGCCGATGCCGGATGATTTACCAGATCGTACAGTATTGCTCAGTAGGGTTACGGACAACAAGTACATTCGTAATCTGCTTTTTGATGCCCCAATTCCCGGTAAGCGTTCGGACATGCGTTGGAAACTTGAGGGTGAGCTTTTCCGTATGGGATTCTCTGCCGAGGAAGTTCTCGTACTGGTATGGGATGCTCCGTGCTGCAAGTTCAAGCAGGAGAATCGTCCCATGCAGCAGTTGTGGGAAGAGATTCTTAATGCCGAAGTTGATCCTAGAAATCAGCCGAGTGCGCGAGTAGAGTATGATCCTGCCGATGGTGCTCCCCTGATTCCCCTGATGCAGGACATAGAACCCGCCAATTTTCTCAGCGACGCCGAGCGCACCAGTCTACCCCTTACATTTGTTGACACTTATGAGTCATGGGCTGTAACCAAGACAACAAGCCCTAAAAAGTATCATCGATCATCGGCACTCATGATTATGTCGGTAGTATATGCAGAATTTGGTCATGTACCATTCGAATTCGAGGCTACAAAGCTGAACATCTGGATCATGCCTCTTGGTAATACTACTGTGGATCGCAAGACTACGGCACTCAGATATATGACAGGTATTCTAGAAAGCTTGGAAACACCCGACTACAGCTATGATATAGGTTCCGATGCTACCAAGCAGGGACTTAACAAGCTTCTGGGCGACCGCCCCAATCAAAGCTCTCTGCTTCATGCCGACGAGGTACAAGAAGTATTCAGAGAAGTATTCTCTCAGGGGTATATGACTGGCCTTGTGGGGTACTGGACTGAACTATATTCAGGCCGATCACGCGGCGTTGTTCGCAGCACAGGGGAGAAGCAGGTTATCAAATCTGTGCCTGTCAACTTCATGCTCTACATGACGGGTATCATGAGTCACGTCACTGAGGAATTGACAGTGAAGCACTTTGAGTCCGGGTTCCTGACCCGATTCATCTACGTGCTGGTAGAGCCTCGACCTTACAATCCGTCAGCGGACTTGCTCAAGCAATCTCCTGCAACTACCGCAGCATATACCGATCCTGTCCGAGAATCCTTGGTCACGCATCTTGCGGTGAACAGGAACTATTGGTCAATGAAGGGTTCTCGGGAGAATACAGTACCCATTAGGTTCAGTGAGGACGCGCTTAAAAGACTTAATGAATTCAATATCAAAGTCAAAACGGGAATCCAGAAGGAAGACAAGTTTGAAACGCTGAAAGCTCCTATTGAAAGACTCGTGATCAGCGTTGCCAAAGTATCCGCTCTCTTCGCAATGGATGAGAGAAAAAGTGTCATAGAGTTAGGGCATGTTCTTGCAGCTATTGATCTTGCTGAGGAATGGTACGACGATCTTCTTAAAATCACAGCAATGGTCAGCGAGGATGGCTGGCAGAGGGACCTCAACAAGTTGGAGCAGTTCATAGCCAGTAAGGGAGGCAAGGTCAGCTATGAGCTAGCATATAAACAGTTTCTTGATAAACGACCACAAGAATTTAAGGAAATGGTAGATGGCCTAGAGGATATGGGAAGGATCAGGAAAGATATGATCGGTCGAGTAACGTTGGAGATTATTTATGCTACAAACACCGAGTAACGATAGAGTGTTGAATGCACTCAACGATGCCAAATATCTGTACGATAATAATAGTCGATTGAATAGGCAGCAAAGGTTTGACAAGGTAATGTCATTGGCTGAATGGGATGTGTTCAGTATTGCACAGCTTAGCCAGATCAGCGGCTATAGTACCGCTACCCTGTATGGTATGGGAATTACTAAGCGGGGTTTTGGGGCCGGTAGATTCAACCCTCTCAGTCTGGATACTCTCATACAGATGCGGTTGAGTGTTCTTAATAAACGTCCCCTATCAATGGTTTTATTGCGGGCAGCTATTGACGAAGGCAACTCCCATCGTGTAGTATCAAGATTCATAGGTTTAAATGCGTCAACGATTTCGAGGAAGCTGAATGGCTAAGATCACCGTGCCTGTCTACAGTGAGCAGGCTATGACCGCCGACGCGCAGAAAATCATTGCGCAGGTGGTAGCAGAGTTTCCGCCGAACACTTTTGAATTTGTGGAGATAGGTCAGGGAAACGTTAGTGGCAATTCGGTTTTAGTGTTTGGAAAAATGAGTCCGGGGCCGGGAATCGTTGCCCCGCTAATTTACACCTACTCCATTGCGCAGATGTGCACTAAAGCTAATGCAGCATCTGTCCTCAAGTCCGCGCTCAATCAGTTCTACCTGCCACAAAAGGCGCACCCGAAAAAGGTTGGACCGTGGCGCAGCCTTACATCATTCGACCTTGACAAACCCATTGCTGTTGACATTGAAACGTCAGGAAATCTTGGCAAGACGCACACTCCCGAAGATGTAGAACTACTCACCATTGCTTTCTACCAAGAGAATATGTGGTGCATGTGGGTTATCGGTATGGGAGAAACTATAACCGACGAAATGCGGGAACAACTCAGGTCAGTGAAGTATCCTATTTTCCATAACGGAAAATTCGACATGCGGGTCATCGAGAAGCAAACCGGCGTAAAGATGAGCATGTATTTTGACACCATGCTCGCTCACCATGTGCTCAATCAGGGTGCCGGTTTGCATAAACTAAAAGACCTCGCACGACAGTATCTTGGAGCCCCAGAGTGGGAAGCAGACCTCTCGAAATACACTAAGGGAGGCGGACACTATGAGCTTATCCCGACACAATTACTCACAGAGTACAACGCATGGGACGTGTACTGGACTTACGAGTTGTGGAAGTTCCTTGAGCCATTGATTCTTGCCGACGAACACCACATGATGGCGTTCAATTTGGAAATGGCGGCGTCTGATCTTTTGCTCGAAGTAGAACAGTTCGGTTTTAAGGTGGATGTACCGTATCTTAAACAGTTGGCTACTGATATGCAGAATGACGTAACCAGCTACTTACAGATGCTACGAGCCATTACGCTAAACCCAAATTTCAACCCCAACAGTTGGCAGCAGGTACAAAAATTCCTAGATTCTCAGGGATACACCGTGGCCTCTACCGATGAGGAACATCTTCTAGCTTTGAGTTCAAAATTGCGGAAAGTAATATCACCACAAGATACAGTTACTGTTTCATTTATTGAGAATCTACTAAAGTATCGGGGGATTAGGAAGGCACTCAGTACCTATGTTGAGGGAGTCCTCGATAAAGAGCGTAATGGTAGAGTTCACACGACCTTCTTGATTCATGGTACGACTACTGGTAGACTGTCAAGTTCCAGACCCAATATTCAAAACATACCGAGGGATAAAACTTACCGGAAGGCGTTCATCGGATGACCCTAGTTCAAATAGACTTGTCGCAAGCGGAACTCCGTGTGATGGCCGCGCTCAGCGGCGATACGTGGATGCTCGACGCTCTGCAAGAAGGTCAGGGTGATTTCTTTGACACCCACATGATGCCTGTGTGTTTTCCGTGGGTTACTCCCAAAGAACTTGAGGACCACGTATACAAGAAGGAGCTACGCACACAGGTCAAGACTGTGCAGTATGGATTGGCCTTTGGTCGTGAGGCGTTGGCTATTTCCGTAGAACTGGGTGTTACCCCATTGGCGGCTAGGGTAATCATCGACAATTATTTAAAGCAGGCACCACAATTTGCTCAATGGCGCGAGGATGTAAAAGCCGCAGCTACCGACCCAGACAAACGTGACATGCTGATCAATCCGTTCGGACGTAAATTCCAGAGCGAAATTATCACTCGAAAGAACAAGAACAATATCGAACGGGAAGCCCTGTCATTCCTACCACAGAGTACAGCCTCTGACATTTGCTTGGCAACAGCCATTCGGGTACATCCGTGGATCAAATCTCAGGGCGCACATATCGTCGGTCTGGTGCACGACGCTATTCTCGTAGAGGCACCCGGACCTTATGTGGCAGACAGCATAGCGCGTAGGATTATGGCAGAATTCAGGGTCACCGGGGAAATGGTGTTCGGTGATGTAGTGCCTTTCCTCAGTGACTTTGGCATCGGGGATAATTGGGGGGAGCTATGATAGCACTAGAACTCAGCGGTGTGCATATTGGTCGTAAAATGAGAATATCATATAAATTCCGTCGTAAAAATGCCGTACTGCATGTGATAGACAACTTTACCCCCTCTAAGTTGTCCCATTATAGGCACAGTGAGCGTATTTACATGGAGGATGGATATTATAACGATATAGTAATACCGTTTTGGGCAGAAGTGGAGTTTTTAGATTGATAGAAATACCTGATCTTTCGCCACATAGATACATTATGAGCCTTGACCCCGGAGGAACAACAGGGTGGGCTCTAAGTAAGCTGTCTGCTACACGACCCTTAGAGTTCATTGACGGCGGTCAAATATCGGGCGGTGTTGATGGTTTCGTGGATTGGTACAGAGTAAATTCCGGTCTAACGTGGGCGGCGACGAATAATCTAAACCCAATACTCAGCCACCCCGAACTGTACGGTCTGGTTATTGTGTCCGAAAGCTTCACGCTACGCCCCGGAGTGAAGTCTCCTGACGTTACCCCACTGCGCATAGAAGGCGCTCTAAGCGTCCTAGCACCACAGGATAGGCTTGTATACCAACAGCCTGCTCACAAGTCTCTGGTGGGCGATCAGAAGCTTAAGGAGCTAGATTTCTGGATACCCGGACAGCGACACCAGATGGATGCCAGAATACACGCGCTAGCATACGCTGTGAGACAGAGACATATTCCAACGTTGGAAGCATATTGGCCTGAGAGGGGCTACTAATGGGAGCACTACGAGTAGACGTGTCTATGGCGTATGGTGATGGTATCATTCAGAGTAGTATATCGGAGATTTACATTTACAGAATGCAGTCAATGAACGACACAAATGACGTTCTGGAATACTATGCCAGCAGAGTTCCACCGGATGATCTGGAAACGGTGGAGGAGAGAAGTTTCACTGACCCGGCAATATCTACGATTATTACCACACCCCACGTTAAATTCATGCACAAGTACAGCGACGGTGCAGAACTGTGCCTAGCGCGTGCCATCATAGCTTTAGAGGAAGCAGGAATGAATGTCTAATGAACTCGCACCCGAAGAATATTTAGGTGGGGAAGTCTTAGCCCTCCAAGACAATACATTCGGTGTGCTAGAGTCAGACGGCACAGTAGACGACAAGATCAAGAGGCTTCTCAATCTTCTACCTGTGGCATTTCAGATAGTTGAGGAAGCCAGAGAAACGATCAGCAGATTGCGAGGAGAAATTGAAGAGGCACAATCCCAGAATCTATTGCTGCTTCAGCAAATCGGGGAAGAGGAAGGCTAGCTATAGTAGCGAAGCCAAAGCAGTCAGGGTATCCAATAGGGTACCCGGCACAGCGGTTTACCAGTGTCGTAAGGTAGAGAACCGCTGGCACATCACACATGGAGATTAAATGTACGCAATGGAACTGAATGGTTCTCACGTAGGCAGACTGGTGAAGCTATCATGGATAACAGCGGGTGGAAAACCAGCCGTAACTACTAGGAAAATTAGCAAGCTCACACACTGGCCTGCTGGAGAAGTTAGTGTAAATACGGGTGCTGATCCTTTTAGATTTCCAGCAGACGCGGCGGTAGAATTTGTCTAAGCCGACAGTATGGTGGCAGGAGCATTACCCAGAAGGCACAATGATGGAGGCCCTTCAGCGGCTGTGGATGGCTGAAGCTAGATTAATTGTTGCTGTTCGACGTTCAGAGGTCGGGAAATTCTTCATCCGTATCATCAGCGCCATAGAGCGACGCCTCTAGAGCACGGTACAGCAACGACCAGATAGGTTTGTCTGGGTTGTGCCCCACCACGAATACTTCCTCGTCAATGGTGATCCTGTAGTCAATGAAGCCTGACACCGGGTCAGCGCCGATAGGAACAGCCTCAAAATATCCCATGTTTTTGTTCGCAATGCGCGCCACAAACCACACAGGCTGTGTTAGGTCATAATCGTTCAAAAGTCAAGTCCTCTGCATAGAATGTAATCGTACTGTTATCATTCTATCTCATTGACAATGAAAAGACAAAAAGCCCACCGGAATCAACCGATGGGCTTTCTTGTTTGTAGCTATGAGTGGACTTGAACCACTTACCTTCGACTTATCAGATCGACGCTCTAACCAGTTGAGCTACACAGCTAGATGGTAGGGTATGTCCGCACCGTGATCTACTCTCCCTTAATGCCGCAGCCTTGGGGGACTCTGAGATACCTACCACACGGCCTTTGTCCCGGCCAAGGGATTCGAACCCCCATTTGCATCCGTTACTGATTACGGCTTAGAACACCGCTCAGGTACGCCGGGATGGAAGCACAGGAGGGAATCTCACCCCCGTAAACTCGGGTTGCAATCGAGCGCCTGAATACTCAGCCACTGTGCCGTACTGGGAGCGAGGTTTGAACTCGCTATCGGCACGATATAAGCGTGCTGCATTTACCGATTATGCTACCCCAGCTAACGTGGGTCCACGAGGTATCGATCCCCGTTTTTCCGGGTAAAAGCCGGAAGTCTTAGCCAGTAGACGATAGACCCTTGATATTTAATTGTCAAGCACGCGGGGTATGGCAGTCGGCACAGGATACGAGCCTGTAATATCAGATTCAAAGTCTGACGTGTTGCCAGTTACACCAGCCGACTATGTGTGCGCTCGGCGTGACAATTTGCACATACCAATTCACACTTGTTTATTTCCTCATACACTTGACGCCTAGTTTTTCTTGATAGTCTAGAGATAGAAAAGGACTTATTATCAGATATATGATCAAACTGCATTACATAATAAGGATATTTAATACCGCAATCCGTACAGGGTTTACTTTCCTTTAAATCCCGTATTTCCTGCCGCAAGATAGCAAGTGCGGCGTCATTATTTTTATACAGTCTAAGTTTTTCTTTTGGGGAATTTCGATAATATTCCCTGTAGTAGGCCCTGCTGCATGTACGACATTTTGTTTGCAGCCCATCGGGGCGAGACTTGTTCCGATTGAACTCTTCGAGTTTTAATGTCCGCTTACAGGAGTCGCATGTCTTCATAGGCCCATTATATCGTACTTTGAACTGCTATCAAAATTCAAGGACAGGGGACTTGCCAGTTAGTCTACCCCCGATTACGCACCGTGTCAAGGATTCGAACCTCAATTACCTGAGTCAGAGTCAGGAGACTTGCCAATTAGTCGAACTCGGTATGGTCGGCCTGAGAGGATTCGAACCTCCATAGTACAGGGTCGTAACCTGCCGTTCATCCATTGAACTACAGACCGATTATTGTTATCCTATGTTGAAGAAACCAGTTAACCAAACATTAGCACCGGACTTGGAAAGCAAGGCCGGATTGACTGGGGTTTGAGAGGTTCCCATGTAGAAATAAATGTCAGCATAGGTAAGACCAACTGATGCACCAACCCGCACAGAGGCAGACGAGAATGCCTCGTCAGGCGTCACCTGTAATGAGGATACCTTGGTTGCTGTGAAATTGTAATTCACTCGCACACGGTCAGGTAGCAACGTTACAGAGGAAATTCCTGTAGGTGTGTGTCCTGCATCATCCAAAACGATCCACTGGGTAGAAGAAACCCAACGAATGGTTCCAGAAACCATAGCCATGCTATCAACAGGACTAGTAGTTTCGGTGGCACAAGTGGTGTCAGTTGTTAAAGGTGTTGTCGTGAAGACAAGAGCTAGTGCGGTTACACCAGCAGCAAGTCCCACAAGTAATTTATTATCCATGTCGAGATTCTAACACCTACTCTATGAAGTTGTCAAGCTGACCTACTAGGACTCGAACCTAGAACCTCGGAATTAACAGTTCCTTGCGCTGCCGTTGCGCCATAGGTCATAGTGCACATTCGTTTTTCAGGGGTGAACGTACAAGGCCGTGCCGGATTTAAGGTATCCTTTGACCTTGTAGTCCCCCAGAGAATTGAACTCTGCCGAGCTTCCGTGTAAAGGATGCTTGCGCCCAGCGCGAAGACCGTGCCACCTGAGAGATTCGAACTCCCGACCACCCGCTTACAAGGCGGAGGCTCTGACCAAACTGAGCTAAGGAGGCTTATTGCCCCAGACCATAGATTTTAGTTAGACTACGGACTGAGGACTTCTGTGTGGGCTGCAACGTCCCTTGCGGGGCCACACATTGAGGATTACGCGGGAATCGAACCCGCATCGAATGCTTGGAAGGCGCTCGTTTTACCATTAAACTAGTAATCCATGTTGCTGGCTAGAAGGTGCTACCACTCTGTATAATTGGGCCAGCGCCAATCGTGGGTCTACTAGGGGTCGAACCTAGATCAACTGAGTAAGAGTCAGCAGTAATCAGCCGTTATACTATAAACCCAAAGCGGATAACTGAGAACACGATTCCCACACCTTGCGGTGCCAGCCGACTAGCAATCGGAGCCGGTACGCCTGCCCGGTTAATTATCCAAATGACCTGTCAATGTAACCAACAGGGTGTTTCTTATAGTGCGAAGTGGATTTTGAGTGCGCTGTCTTACATGCACTACACCTACACTTTCTGTTGTATCCTTTGTTGGTGCCGTGGACTATGGGGCCAACAGACAGCGATCTTTCTAAACCGGACTTTATTTTGTGGCAGTTATTGCACAGAACTTGGCAGTTTTCAAGTTCTTTTTCACGTATGGTCCCTGTCCTAGACCACAAGTCTCTGGGATTCATCGTCTTCAGTTTAGGATCAATGTGATCGACCTCTAGATTTTCAGTTGATCCGCACTTAGCGCAACAACCGCCCTGACTGTCGATCCATGCTTGACGACGCTGTTGCATCCATTTTCTCTGATAGTTTCTTATGTAGTCTTTACGGTTCATTATGTCATACTACCATAAAAACGTGTTATTTACGAGGCGAGTGTGGGATTTGAACCCACGCGAGTTTTACCTCAAATAGTTTTCAAGACTATCGCCTTAAGCCGCTCAGCCAACTCGCCATTTAGATTCTCTGTGTAGTTATCAAAAAAGCCACTCGAACTATTGCTAATTCTAGTGGCTAAGGTCTTTCCTGTCAAGCAGGAGTTTTACGGTAGCCAAAAGAGTCGGACTGAGCCCGACTGCTTATTGGTTTTCGTAATCATTTCCATACTCTCTATTATATCAGATAACGTGCCCCACCACAGATTCGAACTGTGAACCTTCAGTTTCTAAAACTGACGCCTCTGCCAATTGGGCTAGAAGGGCAATCGGTGTAGGTCACCACCCTGCATTAGCTTAAGCTGCTAATGCGTAGCTGGACTTGGGTGCCCATCCTGTGTGCGTATTGGTTGACCAGCCGCCGCTGTTTATATATGCGTAGCTCCTGTGAGATTCGAACTCACACTTAGCGGGACTTAAATCCGCTTCCTCTACCGTTGGGATAAGGAGCCGTGGCAACCGACAGATTCGAACTGTCTACCTCCCCCGCTTCAAGAGGGCGCTCATCCACATGAGCTTGGAAGCCAACTGGTTGGTTTTATGCACCCTGCCATCTATGTATATGGCACCAACCGTGAGGGTTGCCGTGGGATGTGAGAGAATCGAACTCCCTTTGTGCACAGACGAGTGGGTTACAGCCACCGTGCCGACCATCGGCAACATCCCCAGTATTTAATTATTGGCAAGAATCACATTGTAGTTCATCCATCGGGTCTGAGGGAACACAATAGCCCTCAATTGTTGTTTCGTTATCCATTTGTTACCTTTTCTTCTTTACTTCGAGTAGTCCGTGCGGGATTCGAACCCGCTCCGTTCACCTTGAAAGAGTGACGAGCTTCCTGTACTCCAACGGACCAAGCGCACCCTACGACAGTACCGACCTGTCGCTACAAGATTGAGAATCTTGCGTGCTACCTTTACACCAGTAGGGCAAAAACGGTAATGGCCTGACAACACGAGGTAGAGTCAGTTTAAAGCAATTTTAGCCTCTGCATACCATTACCTTGCGGAATCGACGGGACTTGAACCCGCTATCTCTAGCTTGACAAACTAGCACCTATACCACTTAGGCTTCGAATCCATCGCCCTCTCTCGCACGCCGGGCCAGCGTTGTTTTTCATCTGCACTCATTGAAACAACCTAAGCGCAGAATCGTGGCAAGCTATTAAATTGGGGTGATCGGTGGGAATCAAACCCACGTACTTCGGGTCCACAACCCGAGGCAATTGTCATTCTGCCACGACCACAGTCTAGCCCCCGAGAGTCGAACTCGGTTTCTCAAGCTTCCAAAGCAGGCGGATTACCATTTTCCTAGAGCTAGTTATTTAGTTATTGCGTGGCTGGGGAGGGAATCGAACCCTCAGTCGCGTAGCTTATGAGGCTAGCCAGTTACCGTTACTTGCACCCCGACAAAAATTTGAGCAGGTGGGTTGGTTTTTACCACCACGGCCGCTCGGGTGTCCTTCAATAGTACCCCTTCAGCCGACCATTCGTTTGCTGCTAAGCGAGAGAGCTACTCTCCGAATGTGCCTTACGCGACTCCCGAGAGAGCGTTGTTCAGCCATGCTCCAACCGAGTGCCCCCGGTTGTTTGTGGACCTAGAGAGATTCGAACTCTCAACCTAGTGCTTGCAAAGCACCCGCTCTACCATTGGAGCTACAGGCCCATATTCAGTTGTTATCCTGATTCTAGCATAGTCAAAATCAGAATGCAAGCACGTCCTCTCAGATTCGAACTGAAACTGGCGGGTTTGGAGGCCGCTGTGCTACCGTTACACCAAGGACGATCAAATTATGAACTTCTATTGTAGCATACTATTCTTAGGAATCATAGCCATAATATGCAGCATCTATATCGGAATCATTCAGAATCTTACACAACGAACAGCCCTTACCTAGCATACATGGTTTGTCACAATGGCTGCACAGTGGTCGATCTAGGTTCTCTGACATTTCATAGTCAAGTTCGTTAGTGCACCGGCACTTTTTAATGGCTGTATCACTCATGCTCTGAATTCTACACCATTATAAACAGTTTTGCCACCATCAATTTGAACAAGGTTGACGAAGAATTCACCATTGTCCTTATATTTGATTACAGCGATACCGTTCTGCCAGTTCTCGAACTCCTGAGCAGGTCTACCATCAATACCGATAGCGCCATTTACGGAAGGAACAGCACCGTCAGTACGGCACAAGCACCCCGGACTGATCGCCATAGAGCGAATCTTACCCATACGGTCAAAGGTGGTCTTAGATTGGATTTCCAGCCGATGTGTGTGCCCGAACACCGTACTGATGTGGGGCAGAGCATTCGTGTATGCTGCCGCCGTGCTTCCACCAGAGCGTACCTTGTCACCATGAATAGCGCGAAGGTCATCTGCGATCCAATGAACACCGGCAGGATAGGCGTCGATGTATTCTACATTAAGCTCATCAAGCCTAAGAAGATAAGGTAAAGACATAACGGGCCAAGTATCAGGTAGCCCAGCACGGCGCAGACCAAAAGCAGAGAGGGCATTGAGTTCAACAAAATTCTGCAAACGACGGTCATGGTTTCCCTCAATCAGAATAATCTTAGCATTAGGAGCCAGAGCACGCTGTTTGGCTAAGAACACATGACCGTAATCAATAGCCAATTGCGTTGTGTTAGCAAAGGCGGCTTCCTGGGCGTACTTGCCCTGAGAAGGCAGGTCAAGGAAGTCTCCCAGATTAACAAGCTGATCTACGCCGTTCTGCTGCTGCTCATAGTCCAGCACAGAGAGTGCTACGCTCATAGCTTTAGTGTCGTGGTAGGGATCGAGAGTTCCATCCTCATAAAGTCTAAAGCCGATCTGAGGATCGGGAAAAACCACAGCAGTTTTCCATTCAGACTTGGTAGCAGGCCGCGTTACAGCGGGCTTATATTGCACAACAACAGGTTTAGCCTGTTGGATGACGGGCCAAGCAGGAGCTAATGTACTATTTACTGTTGGTCTAACTGTGATGGCTTTCTTAGCTCTGTAATCATTGATCGTACTTTTTCCTACTCCCAGAATCTTCGCCGCTTCTCTGCTACTGAGGTTTGCTACCGCTTCTAATTCTAGTTCCGTGATCAATCTATTGGCCATGAGTTAAACTCCTTAAAGTTGGCACAATCTCCATTCTACACTAGAAGTGCCAAAGAGCAAAGAAAACCGGCCCATGACTTGCCATTGACAGAGCGTCGGCGGCAAACAGAGGGGCCGGTGTTTATACTTTAATTATATAGGGGTTATTCTCCGCTGTCAATGGTAGCAGTTTCGGGAGTTAGCCAACCAACAACGGCTGTAATCAATACAGTCACTGCACTCGCTACCTCAGCAGGTACATCCAGACCTAGCATGTTGGCGATCCACACCAGCACAATAGTCACCGCACCAGCAGCAGCACCTACACCGACCTTGCTTGAAATTCCATTCATCATAATCTATTCCTTATCTTTGACTTTTGTTTCTATACTAAGAGGACGTTCATCACCCTTGCGCCAGTTGCGCCATAGTACCCATACCAATCTCCACACCGCTATGGCTACTCCCGCATAGACGAGTAACCTGAAATCGTGCTTCATCGGGTAATCGCCAAATGATGTACTAAGGATGCTCAACAGGAATAGGGCCACCAAGGAAAGCACAAAGTGCATAAGCGCTTTTCCAGCCTCCGTTTTTCGCCAGTTGAAAAACGTCATGTAGGATATGGCAAATACAATTGCACCAATACCGCCAATGAAGATTTCTATATCGGTAAGTGGGCTAGGCATTAGTTCCTCGTGGTGTGAAGGTTATTTGGATTTGTTCACCGAAATGGTTTTGTTCTCGGCGCTCTATAAGACTTGCTGTAAGCCTGCTCACGTAAGGTGCCTGTCTAATAACTTTCGCTAGGTCCCGAGTGGCCTCCTTGCGAATTTTTTGCGCCTCCCCAATATCATCTTGAATCGGGGTTGTTCTTTTAGTCCCCCACATGATTGCCTCGTGAGGTCTTCATTGTGGGAGGTCCATTATCTCCGATTGCACGAAAGAAATGATCGGTGATTCTGCTGGATTCTATCAGGTCACTATTCTGCCTGAGTAACTCTGTGTTTACATATCGGACACTGACGGCGGTTTCTTTCCACTCATCACCACGCTTGTTGGATAATTCAAGCTCGCGCTCGTGCGACGAACGTGGTATGAAATATCCGCGTAGAAGCACAAAGGCTATCATGACGATAACCCCTATGAGTGCTCCTAAAGGTGTGAGTGACCATAGGCCGGGAATGTCTGGCATGAGGTTACTTTACGATAGCTGTTCGAGCCGCCGCACCGTTTTCCGTTGCTGTAGGAATTTTGGAGATGAGCACAGAGATTGAATCAAGCTTGGTGTTCAATGTTATGAACTGTTCATCTGTCATTCCACCGCCTCCACTTGATTGTGTTGAGCGGAACTTAATACGGTACTCCGCAAACTGCGCCTCACTGAGCATGATAAAAGCACCATAACGAGCAAGCCAACCCTCGGCAACATTCGTGTCGCGAGTTTCTATCCACCCGGAGTTCACTGGATCAATGGCTTCATCATCAGCCAACGCCCAAAGGGGAAGCTTGTTAGTACCTGTAGTAGTCTTATATACTTTCTTCACTGGATTTCCTTCTGGTATAGGTGTTCCCCCGCCTGTGGGGATGGTGAAATATGGTGCGGGGTCTACACGAGTTCCGTTCACCCAGACCTCAAAGTGCAGGTGATACTGCCCGTTAGCTGCCGTACCAGCGTTCCCCATCGGACCAAGATAGGTATTCGTTGTTACCTTATCCCCGATCTTGACACGAGAGGAACCCTTTGGCATATGGTTGTAGCGTGTGGAGAACAACCCATGACTAATTTCAATGCAGCCTCCCATTGTATCCGACCAAAATACTTTGGTTACTGTGCCGGAGCCAGCCGCATAGACTTTGCGGGAGCCTATAATGTCCGCGTTTAACCAGAAGTAATCCTGACCGTGATGGAATACCTTACCATTTTTGTATTGCGGTGAGAATCCATAAGGTGCAGATATGCCAGGAGCATATTCAGCCATTCTCCCGGCTGGTGTTGGTCGCGCTGTCAGGCTCATGATATTGGTACTTCCTGTGTTCCATCCCAGCGCATTGCTATGGTGAGAGGTACTTCCTGAGTGCCATCCCAACGGACAGCAATTGTTGTTGCCACTTCCTGTGTTCCATCCCAGCGCATTCCCGATAAAGTTCCGGGTGGTGGTGGTGTCGGACCTGTAGATATATTTGCTGTGGTAGACCACGGAGATAGCAGTTGTTCAGGCCAACTGTAGAAGTAGTTTTGCGCCGCCACCCTAACAAAAGTTGTTCCGCCGGGGTCCACAAATGTTTTGCTAGCAGTAGCAGATGTTGTTGTAATGGCCCCAGTAAAATCCGAGTTGTCTGCATACTGAATGGTATATCCAGTAACGGTACTTCCGCCATTATCGCTCGGCGGCGTCCATGTGGCAACAATGTTTCCACCACTACTAGACAAGGATAAAGTAAGCGGTTGGCTGGCTACCTGTGCATACAGAATCTGTCCAACTAGGGAATAACCAGCCCCCAAACTATAGCCAACAATGTTGTTTCCGGCATCTGCGGCCCTACCAAAATGATAGGAACCCGATGGAGAATAGACACCAATAGAAAACGATGTAGTAGCTGCGGTATTAAGAGCAGTAGCATAGGTTGTTAGCGGAATTACGGAGGTCAGCACAGCATTTGCATTATTTGCTATGGAGAACGCTGCCGTTCTTCGAGAGGCTATACCTAGAGTAACGGTTCTGGATGCTCCATTACCTGATAGATAGAGAGCTATACCAGTTATAGCAATAGGTCTAACGCCGGACGCTGAGGCTCTTGTGAGTGGCAAATCCATAGCACAGGTGATCTGTGCTCCAACATATCCGGTGGTATGCGATGGTGTAGCAATACCGTTAATAGTACTTGTAGGCATTACCAGAACCTCAAAGTACCTACCGCTGTACCGGCTGTCATTGGTGTTGCGGAAACAATAACCTTAGCTGAGGTCTTGTTTGTGAAGGCGGTCTGCACACTTTGTTGCATGGTTGCCATGTCGCTGTGAATAGTGTCGATTGTTGAGCCACTATCGGGCGACCAAAGATTATCCGGGGTTGTTACAGCCATAATACTATTCTACCATTCTATTGTCAACGGCGCTATGGAGAAGTCCTCATAGGTATAGTTATCAATTCCCCAGAAAGCTTCAAATTGCGCATAAGTTTGCCCGGCCCATGTTGTTTCGAACTCATCATATGTATTGTACTGTGCCGCAATAATGGAAACCGTGGAAATATTAAACGTCACGGTCATTACACGGTACATACTATTTCTGATTTTGAACATGGAACCTTCGGTCATCCCAAACCCTATGGCATGACGTGTGGGTATTTCTATGCTTACTGTTGTTACAGGTCCGCCGAATTTTTTGGCTGCGCTAGCTATTGAGTTCCAGATGGTTGATCCAGTTGTGGCGCACACGTTTGTAAATGTTACCGGCTCTATCTGTGTTGTCGGTGAGGGTGTAGCTCCCGTTGCAGAGGTCAGATGCTGCAAATCCTTGAAAGGAATACCATAAGTTATCAGTCTGATAAGAGGATAGTCTGTTTCTCCATCAGATGCGGAGAATGAATATGGTCCTTCGACGCCGGGTATTTCCTCGGATGGTCCACGCATGATAAGTTTTAGCTCACCGGAAATATTTGTTGTTTCTACAGTGAGGGACCCGCCATAATCCAGCCATTCTTGAGGATCGATAGGAAGGTTATCAGAACCGCTGATGGCATAACCGGGTATTTGCGTATTTGGGGGCAGTAGTGTATCCACGAATTGTGGTTGTGGTTGGACAGCATAGGTGATAGAATTATCGGTTTGTATAAGAACCTCGGTTGTTTCCCCGAAATTCACAGAATATATATCTGGCACGTTGTAGATAACATAAGGCTTCGGTAGCATAGGATATGCTGATGATGTGGAGTTGTTGGGTTCACCATTCCACTCGTAGGAATAGTTTTCCGTGATTCCCATGCTGCCGTCGAAGTATTCTCCGGTATAGGTCCCTTCTACGATGAGAACGTTATCCCACCATACCTCACCATTATTGAGTGAGGCTCCGTTATATAGACGTATATTGACTGACGTTTCTCCCGCAGCTACTGAAAGAACTAGACTAACATTCTGAGAACCGGCTATATTGGCGGGCTGCAATGATTGTGTATCTCCGCCTACTGTTGCTTGACAATAGATTCTTCGTGCTGCCGAACGCGGCGATCCCGTTTGTGGCGCGGCCATCCTCATTGTTGCCATTATGGTATAGGTTTTTCCGGGCGTAAGAATTCCTGCGGAAATTAAGTTGGTATTCATAACGTAGGCGAATGAGTTATCACTATTTATTGTTGGCATTATTCTAAGAGATTTAGTACCCCCCTGTGCCCATGCGGAACTCCATACCACGGCCGCATTAGCGGGAGTTGCAGAAGTAGCGGGTACTGCTATAGCACTTTGTAAACTGCTACTAGAATTGGCTGTTCCTGACCATGAATAAGTAAAATCTCCTGATGCAGCAGATGAACCACCGAAGAACGTGCCTATATTAGGAGCCTTCTCTACAAGCAGGTTTCTAGCATCCATGTAATTGCCGATAGCCCGAGCGCCTGTACCGGCTATTCCTACTAGCCAAATCATTGTAGTCGCTGTAGCAGGAACTACAATACCTACTAAAGGAGTAAGATCAACAAAAGTAAAAGAGCCAACGGTTGTAGCTATACCTGTTACTGCTGATAGGAATGCGCCACCGCTGTCATAGAATTGCAAATTCAATCTCATAGATGCTGCTGCGGCATTAGTTCTGCCTTGCACCCTAGCAGATATTACATCACCAGCAACAACGGGAACAGCACCAGACCCTGTGACTAACTGAAGTCGTTGCGCACTATCTACGGCAAGAGCATCGTTAATAGTTAGTCTGAGATAGTCTGCACCGGCTGGAACAGATTTTGTACCTCTGGATGTTGTGACAACGCTGGAATCCACACCAGTTAACGGATTCATGGCATAGTTTGTGCGTACAACTACGCTGCTTCCATCACCGTATTCAAATGAGGGGTCCGTTACAATGTTGGTAGCACTGGCTACAGGACTTGGGGTTTTTTGGGGTGGATCATATTCAGCCCACTCAAGGGTTACAGCCTCAGCCTTATTGCTCACAGGAGAAATAATTGCTGGCTGTGTAAGCTCGTCAATGTTCAATGACGTAATAGCACGAGGGCGCAGAGTAACAATGCCATTCACCATTGCCAGTTCACAATTACTTGACGCGCACACTTGATTGAGATAATCCCATACGGTTCCTGTCATACCGGCAATGGGATCGTAAGTACGCACAATGGGTATCTGCACATCGGCGCTAGTCAGAATTTCATAAGGGATTCGTAAACTGATAGTACCGCTAGGAGTTATATCAGTTCTCACCATACGCATAGTTGGTACAACTTTGAGTAGCCAAGTTGCGATATCTGGAGTAGCTGTTGTTGAAGCAGAGCCCGTTATTGTATGTGTACCGTCCGTGTCGCATACAGTCAACTCTAAATACAAAACGCCAGTAGTAGATGTAAACTTAGTAACAACAGACATAACCCACTCATTGCCTACCAGACCCGCTGTGCTGACATTAAATGTTCTGTTATATACAGGAAAGGCGGTAGACTCGTAGAGAACTCTGAATCTGCTACTTGCGGGCTCGTAAAATATAGTTAACGTGGATGGGTTACTGTCGCCTTCTCGGTTTCCTAAAACGAGGTAAGCGATAGCATTTGTACCATAGTAACCGTTGGATACTGGGGCATCCCTTGGAAAGTAGAAATTCCACAGTGTAGTATCAACACCATTCATAGGTAGAGTCATTACTGAATCGCCTAAAGGATCACTTGCATAGAGCTTACCAGTAAGAGGACTCAGAAACGGTGTACCGAATGATGGTGGAATGAAGTCACTGATCTGGGGAGCGATAACAGATTCTCCACCTTGAACATAGGTAATCCATTTGGTACTATCTGTGCTTTTAACAGTTTTACCGCTGGAATCAAATCCTACGCCATGACCTTGCATGGTAAAAATTCTGGTATTCGGAGAAGTATAGGCTCCATAAACGTTGGACCCCCTACGCTCTCCACTCAGTTGCATAGCCAGATCGAGAGCATCTACAGGAGAGCCCGACTGCACAGCGGGTATGTTGATATTTCCAGTGATGAAGCGAGACAATCCTGTAGGTCCTGAGATTGTCGTTGTGCTTCTATCGTTTACGCTTACCGTATCAACGACACCGCTAATATTTCCCAACCCATTCATTTCTGCAATGTCAACATCATTATCGTGTAGGAACTGAGATGTATCTGTAGTTTTTCCGGTCAACGAAAGGGTTGCTACGGGTGCCGCTGAATCTGCGGCGGAGTGCGGCGTAATACCGGAGTCCTGTACGGAAACATCTTGGATTTCTCCAAGCTCCCCGGTTCCGGTTATTGTTATGTCGAGAATATTACCCATTTGCTGTATCCGTTGTCATTTGTATTGCTTGCCAATGAACTCTCAAAGAGGAATGGAATGTTCCGCCGTCACATCGGTAAGTGAATTGATCTGAGGTACTGCTGCTGACAAATGTATCAGTACCAATGGAGTTCACAGAGCCAGAATATATTGTGAGTAGAATCACAGGCGGTTGCGTGAATCTTCCAGTAGGAAATAGAACAGTATAGTTAGTTGCCAAAGCTGCCGGAGTGGCTATTCCCGCTGCCTGAGCAAATGGGACGCCATCAAATCCGGGCTTCATTTTACTGATATACCCGGATGTTTTGTTCTTTAGAAACGTCACACCAGAAACAGCAACACCTAGAGCTTTTTCCAACTTGAGAAGCTTGGCTTCCAGTCTGGTAATGTATCCTGCTGCTTCTGGCGATAGATTCGCCTTGCGTCCGTCTAGAGCCATGATTCCGCCTCAACGAGTGCTACACTGGCACCCTTGCGTTCACGGCCGACGCCTGCTGCTTGGTAGTAGGTTTCATGAACAGCAGAAGCAAACTTCAATCCCGTAAACCCCTCACCGGGAATATGTGGTCCGGGAGTGGGAGTTACCCCTCCCGACCATATTTGTCCTAGCATAGAAGTAACAGACACTGTAGATGTGGCAGAGCTTGTCCGTGTCAAATATATTTGTACTGCGGAATAGCCGGTGAAAGACCACGATGTTCTGGTTGCGCCCGTTGCTGAAAGCGGAGTTAAGTCTATTGTAGCGCCATATGAGCCATCAGAATTGACCGGCCTAGTACGAACTACCCCCGTACCCGTTACAGCCCCGGAGAACCCAACGTAGAGCGTCTGAGAGGGCGGTATGGGGATGGTCAGAACCTTAGTTGGTACACCGCCCGCAGCAGTCGTGATATTCCATGTCGCGGTACGCTTTGGTTGGTTATAAACATTGGAGGCCGTGTTTGCAAATGTGGGAGTAGTATCGTAGATATTCTTCCAATCTCCAACCTCAATCAGCCTAGGACTAGCCCAATTCGGAGGAATGACATTATAATGCCATGTCATAGGATCAGATAGGTAAATTAAACCGTTACCGTAATAGCCCTGCTGGTAATGTTTGATCGGATTAATCTCGTTAGGAGTTCCTGACCATGATAGATCAAATGTGCGAGATGACGCAAATGATGATACAACATCAGCACCACCATTCACGTAATTTAGAACCTCTGCATAGCCGGTGTTACCCACATCCCACTCGGACAGAGCACAACGTACCATTTGCATCTTTTCCAAGGTGCCCATATACATTAATCCCATTATTGCCCTCGCTTTGCGTACACACCGTTAACGTTATTCGTAGAATCCGCCACTACACGACCATCCAGCTTTAATGTGACATTTCCAGCAGCGGCAAGAAGCCTACGATCTGTAGCTGAAAGCTGAACTTCCAATACACCCGGCACAGTCATGGCGGAAGTACCCCCGCCGATAGGACCACCAGCGGCGAATCCGGGTAAGCGCCCATACTTATTCATGTAGTTCAGAAGAGGAATACCCAATGATGCGACAGACTTAGAACGCACCATATATTCAGTATTGCTCGCCATGATCGGCACGCTGTCGCTGGTCCCTGTTCCGGGACCATTAATGTAGCCACCGTCCCTATAGAACTGCAATCCTGTACCGGGCACAGAGTAGACCTGACCACCGGATTTGATGTACCCGTTGATGACAATAGGGCGAGTACCCAGATATTTCTTGACACTTAGTGTTAGGGCTTTAGCAAAATTATCGCCCCATGCGCTTCCCGCACTACCGCCAGATTTAGCGGCCTTGGCAATGAACTCATTCAAAGCCTGCAATGCTGGGTTAGTATTTGCAGTCACAGTAATGTTACGTGGAACTCTAGCAACAGCTATAGCCATGTCATCGAAAGATTTCGTGTACTTTTGAAGCTGAGTAGCGTTGAATCCTAATGCGGTAGCCTGTGCAATGAAGTCCTGCTTGGACTGATTGATAGCATTCTTCAGTGTGGTCTGGGAAGCGCCGGATTCTGCAAGAGATTTGATATAATCCTGATAATCTCCCACAAGATCAGTAATGGTCTTGCGGTTGGTGATCGCAGCCTTGCTGTTGCCCGTCAGGGTTTTGTTGGTAACTTCCTGAGCGTCGGCAAGCTCCTTATCAGTATCAGCTAGCTTGGCACGTAGAACTCCAGCACGCAGTACATCCCCGTAGGCTTCTGCCACTGAAAGGAAGTATGCGGTGATAGCACGATCAGCAGTAAGTTCTTGAACCTTCTGCTGGTATTCTGCGAGTTCGTCATTAAGATCGCGCCAACCCTCAGTGATCTTATCAAGAGCAGATTGACTTGAGAATCTAATGTCAAAGGCACGGCTGAATACATCTTCAAGGTCACGAGCATAATCCAGCAGTGTGCGTACCTTCTTAGCAGCGCCACCACTTGCACTACCGACCTTCTTCATGCCACCAATGAGTGGTGCCATATTGAACGGAGTAGCTCCTGTCGATCCACCCAGAGCCTGAATGACAGCCAACAGCGGAAGTAGCTGCTGTCTGGATGCTATGCTTCCACTGATGAGGGCGTTGAAAAGCCCCTGTAGCCGGTTAGCAGCGCCGGAAGGATCAACCGAAATGATGGAATTGATCAGCGCCTGCATTTCCTGACCACTAGCAGCAGCAGCAGGTCCATTCTCAGAAAACGCTTGACCTAGAGCGGCAGTCTTGTCTGCAAGGTCTTGCTGAGCATTGGCGGCAGCGAAAGCATCATCGACGTAACCCTTGAGTTTGTCGCTGGTATCCTCAATACCGGTTGCTCCGTCGTCCATGATTCCGCCAGTAACAGCGGCAACAGCATTCAAATATGCTGTACCATCAGCACCGGCTTTGACACTCGCGGCATAAGCATCAATTAGCGGCTGAATAACCGCAAGGGCGGCACCTGCATCCTTAAGTGCTTGCTGGCTTTCCCTAGTGGCAGTACCGCCGAGTAATCCTCCTAGACCGCCTTCGGCTCCAGCACCAGCAACTGCTTTCTTTATTTTATTGATATACTCCTGCGCACCCTTTTCAGGGTCGCCTAGAATAGAGGTAAGGAAGTCTTCAGTATTGAACCCGAAACCAGTAAGAGCACCGGCATTTTTGGCAACATCCTGAAGATTCTTGTCTGTGGCTAGTTGGTTAGCGTACCAAGCCTTAGTATTATCTCTAAGCTGGAACGTCTGCGTTTCGACAGAGCTATTGGTATCTTTCAAAGAATCATTAATTTTAGCCTGTACGCCTGTAGCATTGGTGATTTCCTGAGCCCACGCGGGAGTAACTTTAGTAGCCTTTTCAACTTCTGTAGTTACGGAAGCATAAGCTTTGCCCGCAGCTTCACCCTGTTCAGCATCCTTCTTGATTGCCTCGCTGAGCCCGGATAGATCACCAAAGTAAGCTTTGGCTTTTCCGGCTCCGTCATCAAAGGCACCTGATGCTTGCGCTACAGCAGCGGCAAGAGAGCCGATGACGAGCACGGCGGCACCGATTCCTGTGCTAAGCAAAGCAATCTTGACACCCACACCAAGAGCGGTAACAGCGCCCTTCAAGCCCATAGCAGCGATAGCAGAGCTATTCATGGCCGTCTGTAGAGCCAAGAATGATCCCACGGCCACGCCTACACCAGCAGAGAGAAGGGCCACAGCACCCAATAGACCTGTAAGGATAATGGTAAGTCCTGCGATCCATTGACCAATAGGGTTAGAGGCAATATCTTCTAGCATACCGATAAATCCGGTTAGACCATCAAGCAAGGCTCCAAGAGGGCCAAAGGTTGCCTCACCCATAGTTGCCAGCAATGATCCAATGGCGTTACCAAGCACAGTAAGCTTAGATGCTATAGTATCAGCAATAATGGCGAAGTTATCGCCAAGTGCAGTATTCTCTGAGAACCCATCAGCGGCTAGTCCCAGATATGTTGACACATCTTGTGTGTTCTGCGATAGCTTAAGCATAGCGTTGAGGTCACGAGTAGCAGTGATACCCAAAGCACGCAGAGCCGTTTCAGCCCCGGCACCCTGAGAGTTGATACCCTCAAGGAACTTAGGAAATAGCTCGGTGAATCCTCCCGGCTGACCCCACTTGTTTTTGAACACATCAGCGGTAACACCGGCAGTTTTGGCGAAATCATCAAGTGCCTCACCGCCGCTAGCAACAGCAGTGTTGATCTTAGAGAATACTCTCAAAACCACACCACGCGCCTGCTCAGGAGCAACACCTAGAGAAGCGAACGAACCGGCAAGACCGATAACTTCATCAGCGGTCAGACCGGCCTGAGCACCAGTCGCGGCAATCTGAGAAGTGATCGCAATAATTTCAGACTCAGTAGCAACCGAGTTGATACCCACGTTAAGAATAGAACTGGCAAGGTTTTCATATCGACCTTGTACATCAGGAAGAAGAGCATCCAGACGACCAAAAGCAGTCGCCGCAGCATCCGCCGACACATTAGTCGTTGCTGTGAACTTGGCTGTGGTGTCCGTGAATCGTTGTGTAGCATCTGTAGCAACACCAAGCTGACCCGCCATAGCCGCAATAGTGGTGATCTGCTCGTAAGAGATAGGAAGCGTCTGCGAAAGATTAATAAGATCATCTTTAAGATTGAGAGCGGCCTGCCCTGTTACGCCCGTTGTACGCTGAACTTCCGCAAAGTTCTTCTGCCATTGTACAGCCGTATTGACTGTGATAGCTGTAACCGCAGTAAGACCAGCACCCACAATAGCAAGACCCTGAGCTACATCGAAGACGGCGTAACGGAGCCTAGGAAGATTATCGCCATTGGCCTTGATAGCAGCAGTGAATTGTTGAACTCTAGTACGGTTATCAACAATAGCAGCACCGAAGGTGTGGTTGGCCTCTGTAACCTTACCGAAATTATCGCGCACTTTTTGAAGCTGAATCTGGTTGTGCACCATAGCTCGGTCAGCTATTTCAGTAGCCTTAGCCAAGGAAATATACTGACCTGCAAGGTTTCTCGGTTGTGAAAGCTTATCTGTAGCTCCGAGAGTTACAGAAGCTCCTGCAACAGTATTAGTCGAAAGACCATTAGCGCCAACCGTGCTAATCTTCTTGCCCTCGTTAACGCTGAGGACTTTGTAGTATTGTTTGGTAGCCTGTGTCAGACTATCAATTGAGGATTTTCCTCGTTTAACACCGGCAAAGGATTGCTCTAGCCGATCAAGGCCTTTAATGGTTTTGGTAAGGGTAGCCGATACTTCTCTAAGATTGGTATTGACCTGCGATAGAGCGTCAGCAGCCTTATTCAGCGACGGTGTACCGTTGACGGAAACATCAATGTCAATATCGGTATCAGCCATAGGTTATTCCTTGAATTTCTCGGATTCGGCTAGGTAGTATGCTTCCCTGCTGGGAATGTGTTCGTTAGGAACAGTAGTGACGAAGTGCTTCTCGCCCTTTGTGGGCTTGCGCTTGTTCTTGCGATTTGCCTCACGGTCCTGCTCGGTTTCAATCTCGGCGCATGAATAGCACACACGAGATTTAACTTCGAACACGACATTCTCGTCATCGCTGTGCCCCACCCAAATAGGAACACCACATTCGGGGCAGGTTTCGTCTTCCAGAATCTGAAAGGCAACAGCAAGTTTTTTGTCCGCTGTGGACCAACCATCAGAAGGTTGTCTATCTCTTAGCATCAGCACAGTGGGCGGGATGCTGAAATCCCTAGCCGCTTTGATAGCGGTTATATAGGCTCTATTCCCCGGCCATGTAAGAACGTCCGCTAAGAAATGAGGCATCGGTTGCCTGATCAAACAGGACACCGTTAAGGTTGACGTGGGCTACCTGACGAATGATTTTGGCATACTCTCCTTCGAGTAGGCCACCCTTTAGCTTCTCTACATATTCGGGAGTGACTTCTTCAGTGGCGAAATTACCCCCTGAATCTTTCACGCTGATAATAGTCTTGGCAACGAGTTCAAAATCTCGTGCTGATTCTTCCGGCAAGTTACTATAATCCTTCTTAGGATCGGTAAAGTGCTTCTTTGTAATAGCATCAACAATGTGCGGTGGCATTCCACGAAGACTAAAGTACAACGCGCTATCAGCTACTGTTTTGTCTAGCTGCTCAATTGCATACTGTATCAATTCAAGATTCTTGATATTAACGCCCGGCTCTTCGAACTCTTCATTACCGGCAACGGTGCGTTCAGATTTCTTAGCGCGCTTGGCCTGTTCCTGCTTAGCAAGACCGTCTTCGACTTCTTGACGACGAGCACGCAGCTTGATAAGCTCGTTCACTGCGTAAGCATTTGTATGAACGACCACTTCTTCCACCGGATAGGAAATGTCGGCAAGAAACTTCTCAAGACTGAATACGCCCGGCTTCTTGGCCTCTTCGACTGCACTATCACTCATATTTTCTCTCCATAAAAGACTAAATGGTGCGGGAGTATAGCACGCCCACACCACTTAGTATATATCAAATTATGAAGTTTACCAAATTGTTATTAAGTAACTGTTACTGTAACCGTTCCATCACCCGTAGCGGATGGATGAGTAATAGTAATCGTTGCTGATCCTGCCGCAATGGCTTCCACAACACCGTTGCTGTAAACAGCGGCGATAGCGGTATCGCTGGATACATATGTCGCAGAGGCGGTCACAGTCTGACCACCAACCTTGACGGTAATCTTATCCACATCACCAACAGCAGGAGACAGGGTTGTCGGTGTCGGAATAACAGCGGTAGCCGACTTGACTACCGTGTGCTCGAACAGAGAACCCTGCGGCATGAAGCTGACTTCGAATTTAACGCTGTCGTCACCCTCGGTGTCATCAGAAGGCTTATCAGTAATGAACTTGTAAACGCTGACGATTTGATCAGCAGCAGCCACAGCAGTTGGAAGCGCCTGTCCGTAACGAACAACGAGGAACCCAGCAAGTCCCGGCTGCTTGAATAGCTGGAATGCCTGCTCATAGATGGATGCTGAATCTGATGCGTTCTTCTCGCGGAAGAATGCTAGAGTTGCAGCGAAGTCCGGAAATCCTCTAGAAATGGCGTTACCCACGTCTACAATGGAGCGGTCATCAACATCAGCAGAACCAGATGATCCTAGTTCAAAGTTGTTCCATGAAATCGCTTCACTCAGGTTCAGGCCAGCATTGATTTCAGCAGCAGTAGGCGCTGCCGGGTCTGCAATGGATGTAACCCACCATACGGTAATGTGACCGTTAGAAAGCTGTCTTGTTGGCATATTGTTACGCTCCCAGCGTGTAGTTGACGTTTACCTCGCCAGAAGGCTTAAGGTTAGCCGTCATGCTGAGCATGGACCCGTCTTCAGCATTATTGGTTGGATAGTCTGTATTGAATGCGTAAAGTGAAACTACCTGACCAGCCGCATAAGCTGTTGCCTGCGGCTGTCCGATACGCTTGACAAGCCAATACTTCACATCGGGTGCCATGAAGAGATTGAAGAAAAGGTTGTATACGCTAGCGCTGTCCGTAAGATCAGCGTCACGAAGACCTGTGAGTTCACCCTCATAGTTGATATAAGTAGGTGTCGATACATTTCCTACGTCACACACGGTTAGGGTGTCATCGGTATCGGAATCTGTTAGGTTGAGTGTGTAATCGTCAAGGACGGCGCACGAAATATCATAGCTGAGAGGACCGTTCAGTTCAGCACTTGTAGGTGCTGCTGGGTCTGCGATAGCTGCGTATTCTACTACGCTGATCTTAGTGTTTCCACGAAGTAGCTTACTGGGCATGTTTCACCGTTTCGGTCTTAGAGGCTTTTTCTTCATCAACTTTCTTATCAACCTTGGCCTTTTCGCTCGGCACAGGCTTAAGAACGCTGAAGAGGGCTGCGGCATCAGCAGGATATTCGATGATTTCCTTGGTGATGGCGTGGTAGTATTTTGGCATACTAATCGCTTCCTGTTCTATTCTATTTTACCATGAGTTATGGTGTACTCATGTTAGTTTGATAAGTGAACACTAAACTGTGGACATACCTGTTCACTCCTAGATCAGCGTCTACATAATCGTATCCGCCGTAGGCCTTTAATTCTGTGCCATCAGTGGGGACAAATCCCAACATCTTGTCGTTGACCTGATCAATAAAATCCAGTGTGATAGAGTCTGATGGCGATACAACATATACGGTTACCGTGGTACGCAAAGTGTTGAGTCGTTCAGAAACAATGCCGCGAGAATACCCCGCATAGCTGGCACCGAATACTATAGTGATGTAAGGTGGGAATAGCCCATCCTCAGTCATTTGGGGAACAGCACCATCAGTGAGATACTGTCCACGATAAACGTCCACACCTGGAATGGTTTCTAGCTGCGTGATAATATCTTCACGAGCATCTACTTGAGCTATCGCCATTTGACATTCCTTATGACTTGTTGGATTTCGCCTTCAGCCTTGGCCTTTGCATCTGTAAGAGCGTGCATAGCAGGAACACCATTTGATGTCCCATGCTCCTGAAAGAACGAATATCCGGGCTTACCGTCAAGCCAGCCGAATCTCAGAGAAACACTGCGTTTATTGATTTGTACTTTACTGTCCACGCTGTCGTACATGGACTTGCCACCGATACGTGGACGGTTGGTATTCTTTAGTTCTTCCGCCCCACGAATACGACCCGGATCAGATCGTAAACCTTTAGCAACCGCCTTAATTCCTGTTTTTGTAGGTGAATTGATAATACGGTCCTGTATATCCTGAACGCCTTGCTGACCTATTTTTTCCAGTTCCGGTGCGATATTGTTCGCCACCCCATCAGGAGCGGAACGAACAAGTGCGCGAACACCTTCCAAGTCAAGGCCATACACGCGGACGCGACTGCTTCTATCATTAGTGAGAGCCATTACGTTAGGTTCATTTTCAGGTTGGCTTCTGTAACAAGATTTGTGCCCCACTCCAACGAGCTACCGATTGACCCTCTAATGTCATAGTTGTAGAACATGATATCTGGGTTGTTTTCTGTAGCGGTGATCTGTAGCATGTCATCGTTGGTAATGTGCAGGTCCTTGCCTTTAAGCTGAAACAACACAAGGCGACGAGCAGTGGGATCGTTAGCAACCTCAAGGTCAAGGTTGATACCATAAGGCTGCATACGAGCTACGCCTTCATATACAATCTCATAAGTGCCCGTATTGTAGGTACGAGTAAGCTGATCATAGACTAACTTTACGCCGGGCATTCTGCGCATAATTCGCACAGTACAATTTTTGAACCCGTCGATGGTACGTGAATGATGATCAACCCATCTGGGGTGCAGTGATTTTCTCGCATTAATAGCCATAAGGCCAACGCCCATCGAATGGAGCTTCCGTTAATTCTGGGGGGTATGGCATCCAGCCTTCGCGGAAGTCGATAAGATCGAAGATTACTTCACTATCAGCGTCGCCTTTATCTGCACGAGCAAGAAGAGCGCGGCCAGCCTCACGCCATTCCTTCTGAGCTTTGGCACCATCTGTTTCAAGGTCTTGAGAAATAATTACCTTGGAAATCATGGCTTCCGAGTTACCAATAGCAATCATGGCATACCCAGCAGCCCTGAGTACAGAGCCTTCGCCTACGGAAAAGAATGATGTATAGTTCTCATCGGTAAAGAGATACTCGTCCTCATTAACGCCATAGATAGCATCTGTGTCGGGGATCAGCACGCGGATGGCGGCTAGTTCCTCCGATGAGGGAGTCAAAACTTCCATGAACACGTCCTAAACAAATGAAAAGGGACCGGCTCAATCCGACTTAGCCGGAGAGCCGGTCCCTGCCATGTAGCCGGGGGAGAGGATACCCTTGCTACAAATTACTCAGCGACTTAGACGCCGCTACCGTTTGACACAGCCATTGTTTCGGTTGCGATAGCAGCCGCACCAACGTAGTGCTTGACACGGAACTGAATGTCATCAGTCTCGAAGCTTCCCTCAAGACCCGGCACAGCGCCTCCACCGAGGTACGCACCACCCTGAGTAGCAATACGAAGCTCCGGGTTTCCACGTCCACGAATCTTGGAAAGCACAACGCTCGGACGAATACCTGAAGCATTCAGCGGTGCAAGATACCATGTTGTCGCCACGTTGGCGCTCTGGTCAATGACCGGAAGCCAAGGGTTGACCACAACAGTTACACCAGAGATTGGGCTGGCAATATCGTAAGTACCATTCACATCAGTCACCTGAATGGTGCTGATTCCGACAAGCTGGCGAGCAAGGCTCTCAAGCTGCGGTGGAACGATAAGTGCGAACTGTCCAACAGTAACAGGGTTACCATTGAATGTACGAGTACGAATCTCGGACATTGCTGCGTTCAGAGAGTTCAGCGTCAGAGCCGGGTTTCCAGCAATGATGTTACCATTGGCAACAGAGAACGTTGTAGCGTTCGGACCTGTTGTTGAGGCGAAAACCTCAGTAGCGGTAATATCTTCGGTGTTGATCGCAAGCTGGGCGAGGTCGGTAGGAAGTGTCTGAAGAACACCCCACTCGTCGTTCATCAGCATTTCAAAGCTGAAGTTAACGCGAGCACCGAACTTACGAACCGTAACACTCTCTTCACTTGCAGTGAAGCTGAAGGTTGGGAACTCAGTTAGCTCAGGAACACGAGGAAGTCCGCCAGCAACGGTATTCTTTCCACCGTTGGACTCTGGTAGATTGCTGTAGTCAGGCCAGAAGCTGTAGAAGCTCTGTGGCTTGAGGTTCTGCACATCGAATGAACGTGCATATGATGACCACCCATTGGGGATGAGCGCATACTGTCCCAGAACGGCACGGTTAGTGACCGACTGGAACGCTGCCGGGAAGTCACTTGTGGACATAGATTCCTCAACATAAATGTTGTCAATCTCGTCCTGAAGGGCTCTCTGGGCACGGCGCTTACCGTCTAGGGCGTCTTCGATTTTCTGCGCAATATCATTGATGCGCTCATTGGAGACTCTACTCATTATTTATCCTTATGCTCCTAGTCCGGGTGTTGACTGCACGATCTTCACGATCACAGTTCCCGCACCGGAAGACTTTGTGCTCAGCGTGTAACCGAAGAAACGGTTCCCCGTTGCTGTGGCGTTCAAAACCCCGGCTGAGGTAATATATACGGGCAGACCGACACTGGCAAACGCAACTGATGAGGGCAGTCTGAATGCACCCTTCAGAGCTACGCTGGCGTATCCCTCTTCGTTCGTAACAAGGTCGCCTTCATCTGTCTGGGCCACGCCGACAAGGTTGCCGACAACCACAGCAGCACCCGAAAGCGTACCGTCTGCTACTGGAAGAGAAAGGTAATCGCTGTCCTTGTAGACTTCGT